AAAAACTTCTCTATTTAATTCTGTTTCAGCATTTATTAAATCATTTTGTAATCTAATTTTTTGTTTTTCATTTTCTGCATCTAATATGGTTTGTCCTAAATTGTTTATAGCATTTCCAATTGTCTGCCACCACAATCTGTTTCTTTCAGCTATTTGCAAAAAATTAGTAGATGGTAGTCTAGTTTGTGTTTGTTTACCTCTTGGTATTGTTATTGCCATAATATTTTCCTAATCAAATAAAGATTTAGACCAATCTGTTTTGTATGATGTTGTTGCTATATTTGTAGCTCCTTGTGCAATACTTGCTTTTCGTTTAAATGATTCTTCTGCTAATGCTCCTGCTTCTTGCATATTTAGTTTTTGTAAATTTGTAGTATATCCTTTTTCTAACCAAAATAAATTTTCATTCAAATCTTCCATTGCTTCATCATGTATTAGTAAAGATGAACCTGTGCCTATTGTGCCCCCTCCTGCACCTGCTGCAGCTCTTTGATAACTTAGTAAATCTGTTGCATCTTGATTAGCTCGTATTAATTCTTGTTTTTTTTGCAGATCCAGTTGGTAACGATCCCATGCTGCTGCAGCTTTTAATCTTTTGCTTTGTTGCTGACTGCCCATATATGATATTGCTGTACTTGCAACTTGTGTTGCTATTAATGCTGCTGCTAATTGCCATCCCATTTTAATCTACCACCATTAAAGTTCCTGTTATTCCTAATACTGTCATAGGCAAAGGTTGTGTTTGTTGTACTACAATTTGCCCATCTCTATCCCATCCTAGATTAGTTACTCGTTTATCTCCAGTAAATTCTGTAATACTTTCACCCATTGCATTTGCACTTGTTCTAAAAGGTATTTGATCTCCGTTAATAGTTGCTCCTACAGTTTTAAGTAATCGTACTATAATTTCATTATATCTTTTTTTTCTGCCTTGTGAAGTACCTGCTTGACTTCCTCCTTCTGGTCGCATTGTTTTTAATGTAGAAACATATCCAAGACCAACTTCTATTGTCTTATCTGAAAATGTGCTTGGTAAACTTACTGTTACTGCTCCATTGGTTACAATTTGTGCAGGATATACTGCATCATCAATTAATATCTGTACTTTCTGTCCTTCTAAATGATCTAATGCTGTAACCTTAGTAGATGCACCTGTTACTGTTCCAGATAATCCAGAATCCATATTTAAAGTTGGATCTTTGTATTCTACATATTTTACAGTAGATCCATCTACAATTCGTTCTACAATCATGTATACTTGATTTTCTGTTGTTTCTGCAATACTTGCAACACTTGTAACTTTAGCATGAGCTTCACTTGTAACTGCAAGTCTTGTACTATCGGTGGTTGTTATCGTCAAAAACCCTGTAGATTGTGGATCAGTTTCTGTAATTGTAACTACATTAGATGCAGGATTAGCAACTGTAAAATCTGCATGAGCATTAATTGCTGTAAATATATTATCAGCAGTTGTGTTATTATTTGTATTTGGTCTAAATCCTAATGTTTCTGATGGCGAGGAACTTCCTGCTGTTTCTGATGTAAAAGTTACACTTGTTCCATCTGATTTTGTCAAGACTAAACGACTTCCTACAGTTATATTATCATAGTCAGTAACAGTTACAGTACACGCAGTATTCCTACCCCCTATTACTGATCTATGCCAAGCAACAACTTCTTCTTCTCTTTGATAAGTCATACCTAATAATTGACCATCTGTTCTTACAGCATAATAAATAGAACTCGGTTCTTGTGCATATTCTACATCTACAATACCACCTTCTGTTAAATGTTCTGACAATATAGTCATATCTGGTGCTGCATAAGCATCATTTTCAAAACGATAAGAAAACTCTCTTATCTTTCTTTGTTGTCTTTGCACAAATAAAATTGTACTTCCTATCTGTTGTGGTGGTGTTGTATGACTTCCATAACTCGTTTGTTGTTTAATGTTTACATTATCTGGTTTTAATGGCTCACCTGTTGGTCTACCTACTTGAAACTCACCACCTGCTGTACCAATAATTAAATCTCGTGCAGGTGCTAGGTATCGTATAACATTTACCTTATTAGCTGCTATAGTGTAAATAAATGAATTAGCTGCACTAGAATCTCCTACATCAAAATTATTGTATAATCCAGATTGTGATGCCCATATTGTTTGTGGAAAATCTGTACTACCTCCATAAATTAATCGTTGCTCAAAAAAACTTACAGCTCTAGGAAATCCAGTAGTATCTGAATATGCACCCAATGACCATGTTGTACTGCCATTTCCTGTTAAAGCAACTAATACTTCTACTGTTACAACAGTTGCACTTGTAAAAGCTGTTATCTTTCCATGACCATCTCCTACTTTAAATAATCTTCCTACATCTGTACTTGCAAATAAACTTGCACTTGCTGTTAAAGTTCTTCCAGTTCCTACTGTTGTTGCACTTGATGTTAATGTAGTAGAAGTTGAATTTGCATCTAAGTATGGTCCTTTTTCAAAGGTTACTTCAGCTAATGTCCAAGATGTATGCCCTGTTCTTGACAATGTAGAAGGTTCATGTAAGGGATGCGTAATATACATAACATCTGCTGATTGTGCAACTTGTAAATCAAATACTTGTGCAGAGGTATAATTAGTAGATATTTCATAAACTTTAGATGCTGTTCCACCACTACTATAGGTTGTATAATCAGTAGAGTTTACTCCAGATAATTCAAATGTATTAGTAGTTTTATTAGCTACAGTAAATCTTCTACCATTTACCTCTGTCATTCCCACAACACTTGCAATCCAGACATGATCGCCATCCGAATATCCATGAGAACTACTGGTTACTACAGCAGGATTTGCTTTTGTTATTGCTGTTATATCTTTAGCTGTTTCTGTTATTTGACCATTATCTTTGTAAAATCGTATATATTGATTACCAAACTCCATAATATACGATTGCTCTACATTAAATTCAAAAGGTATTAATCGTGTTATATTTGCAGAGTTTTTTACCTCTGCTACAAATCGTGTACCTGGTCTACGAGTTGCACCTCCTTGTGGAAATACTTGTAAATTTTCTAATGTTTCTACCCCATTAGAGTATTTTTTAAAATCTACTTGACCTGCTAATTTAGGACTTAATTCTCCTGCTGTAAAATTAGTTTGAAAAGGATGAACTCTAGCCATTATGAAAACTTACGGAAATCTGTGAAAGTATCGGATATAATATCATCTGTAAACCCTTCAGTAGAGTCAATACTTCTTGCTTCTGTAAGTTTAAGTTTATAAAGTCTTTCCATTTGGGTTTGTAATGAAGTGCTGTTTGTAACAGGATAAGCTAACTCTGCTGCTAGTTTTGCAGTTAGAGTATCAACAAATATAGCATCAAATAAAGTTGTATCTGTTATTTTAGCAATATATAAAATATTTGCTGTGCCTTCATCTGTTAATAAAACTCTACCTTCACCTGCTAAATTTTCTATTTTAAATTTAAAATCATCAAACTCCATTTTAAGAACTCGTAAGCAAAATGGATCAGTTGGTAAAATAAATTGATGTGCAAATTCAAATGCAGGAGTTGTTGCTGATTTAGCAAGAGATGCTCGTGTTATAGAAAAATTAAACGCATGAGATCGTAATAAACTATCTCTTGCAGGTTCATATAATGCGTTGCAAAGTCTAGCTCTTTCCGTATCATCCGACAATGATGTTATTGGACTATCACCTAATCTTCTTAATGCATTTGAACAAATTGAAACTTCAGTTGCCATAATGCCCTTAATATAGCAAAAAGGGTGCTATCTTTCAAGCACCCATTTAGCTTTAGTCTACTACATATGTTACCACTACAGAAATATCACCTGCAGCTTGTGTTGCTGCAACTGTTTCTATAGTTAATGCTATTCTCAATGGAACTTTAGGATCTGAACTTAATCCTGCATCTTCCCATATAAAATTAGCAATAGTATTTATGTTTCTTGCTTCAAATGCACACTCAACACCTGCTGTATTTGCAGCTTGTAAAGTTGTAATTGCACTTGCATAAGCATCTCTATCAATAACTGCTTCTGCAGCATAAGCTGTTGCAGAACCATCTGTATCTGTAAACTTAGTACCACCTGCATAAATACCAACATCTGTTGCTATTGCAGGAGATCCATTAGAATCAAGATCATCATTGTAGAGCATAATACTCGTTACTTTTGCATTAGAAGGTAATTCTGCCATAACGACAATATCATTGTCATCCAAATCACCAGTAGCACAAGCAACTGTATCAGCAAAGACTCTCATCTTTCCTTTTACATTTCCTGCTTCTAATGCAACAAATGGTGTAGCATCAAGAGCAGTTATTTCTATACTTTTTTTAGTACCCATGATTTACCTCCTATGACTCTGAACAAGCAATTTCTACCATTTTTTCATCTTCAATGCGTGTTGCACCGATAGACATAGATAAAAATACTTGTGTAGCATAGTTCTTATCTGCTCTTTCAGATATCTTTGTTTGGACATCTGCTCCTACAGCAAGACCTATAGCTGATTGACAAAAACCAAGCACTTGACGATTACTATCGCTGTCAAGCCCTAGTCGTTCTGTTCTAATGAAGTTAAACCCTAAAAATGTATCAACATCACCTTGAACCAATGCTTTTACAGAGTTAAAGTCAGCACTTGTTACAGATGTAATTCCTAACAAGTCTGCCAACTGCCCTGCTGTAACCAACATATATCTTGGCTCATCTGGATCTGTGTCATTTTTATCTAAAACTTCTTTAGCACTTAGTAGTTTTGCTAATGTTAATCCTGCACTACCATGAGCAACTTTTTGTGCTGATGGTAAAGCAACTGTAGTTCCACCAGAAACACCACCTAAAGCATTTCCAGTAGCTGCAGCAATGATTGCATCATCCATTGCTCTACCCATTGCCCACGCACCTGCTAAAGCATACTCAGATTGTGGTGAGATTAACATTCTAACTTTATCTTCCTGGTCAATTAAGTCTGCCCAGTCGTAATCTTCAAGACTTACTTTTCTCCTAGAATGGGGTGTGTCCATTCGTGGTGTATCAGAATGTCTTGAAGTTCTTTTTTCGGCTGCTGAAGATCCAATTCTTTCAAAAAAATGCGACTTTCCTGTAACTGTTTCAGTTCTAACTGCATCTCTTAGTCTTGAACCCTTTTGTTGAGCCAAATGAAAAACATTACTTTTGTACTGTTCTACAAAAGCTGTTGTAATTTGAACACTCATCAAATTCTCCTTATTAAATTAATATTATTGTTTAATGCAGTTTTTATCCAAAAATGGGAAACCTCATTTAAAGTCTGCTAGACTAATCTATTACTTATCCTTTGCAGGGGTTTTAGATTACAATAACCTTAACATAGAAAATTTTATTTGCCAAATACTTTTTCATGTAATTGTCGCATATGTTCAACAGCTTGTAAATGCTCTCTATGTTTACCATCATGGTAAGGGTGTTCTGCGTTATCCATAATGTCTGTAATTTCTTGTTGAGCATCTAAAGGTGATGTCGCTAAATTATTGTTTTGCGTATTTTGTGCCATATCTTCGGTTACTTCTTTACCCAATCTTGCAAACATTTTAACAACAGCAGGTATGTTTCCTGCTTCTCCATTCATAAGTTCTGTTATTTCTGGATCACCATATACTTGCAAAGCTCGTCTTGCATTACGAACTTGCATATCATACTCATGACCCCATTCTTTTTTTAACAGTTCTTCTGTATTTTGTTTTTGTACTGCAATATCTGTTTGGTATCGTTGTGCTTGTGCATCAATATTTTTTACTTGAAAATCAATGAGTTGTTTTACCTGCTCATTATTCAATCCAATGTTATGTGCAACATTTTTAAACTGATTTATTTGATCTTCTCCAATATATTCTACATGGGTTTCTGGAACAGCAACTTCATATTTGTCTGCTGACTCTGGTCTGCCTAATTTATTATAGACCTCCATTTGTTCTTCTGGAGTTTTGGGTATCGGAATACGATTTCCCATTTGTTTTTGTTGATGTACTACTGTTTTTGCTAATGATTCTACATCTTTAAAATTTTTTAATGTAGGATCGTTTTTTAAATCTTCTGATAGTGTTGATTTCCAATCTTGATTATCACTTTCAGAAGGTCCTAATACAGTTTCTTGTGCCACAGATTGTGGTGTAGTTTCTGGTGTAGGATTAGCTTCCGTTGTGGTCTGTTCTTCCATCTTCTTTATGCTCCTTTATTAAGTTGTTAATACGAAGTATAACACTTCGCTGTCCTTCCTTATAAGCTGTTTCGTAAGGATCTTTGTTATAAGAAATTCTATGGTAATACGCAGATTCAAGATCTGCTAATACTTCTTGCCCTTCATTAGATGCAAAAGTAATTCTATAAAAATTTTGTAAATCTTTTAATTCCATTTTATTTTTTTCTTTGACTTGCTATTAATCGTGTCAACATACTTGTAAATGCCATTCTTCTTAAATTTTTATTAATTTTTCTTTTTTGTTTTGCTGTTTCGGTGTTTGGCAATTTATTTTTTACATTAAAATCATATTCTTCATCTGAAACTTCTACTAATGATGTTGAAGGTAAACCCTTATTTTGTGGCATATTACCCATTATTCAATAAATCCTTCTTCTCTTGCCCTATCTTCTGCTTTTTCAAAACCTTCTTGTGTTTCTGGATTGCCCATTTCTTTCATTGCTTTACTTTGTGTTAGTGCCATTTCTGCTTGTTGTTGTTGTATCATCATTTGTTGTTGTGCTTGTTGTTGCATCATTCTTTGTTGTCTTATTTCTCCAACTTCATCAACCCCTCGCATAATTGTTTTTGGTACTCCTAATAATTTACTTCTCATTCTAACTGCTTCATCATGATTTATATTATCCATAATTGTAGGATCTATCTGTCCGACTTGCATAGCCAGTTGATACAATCTATCTATAGCAACCGATTCTTCCATTCTTTGTGATCGTGCTAATGGTCCTACATATTCTACATCTACTTTTCTACCTTCAATAATTTCTGGTGCAGGTAAAAATGCATTGTTTCTTAACATAATACCAAACACTCTTTCAATTAATGGATTTAAAAATTCACTTTGAAATCTACCTAATGTTGGTCCAAGCAATCTTTGCATTAATTCATATCGGACTTGCACTTCTGTTGCTGTCATTTGTGGACCTTGTTGTAATTGTAACTGATCTGAATAATATGCTTGTCGTATTGCAGTTCTTAATTGGTTTTCTTTCATATCTGTTATTTGCCAGTTTGTGCCTATTTGTAAAGGTTTTACAGATCCATCACTTCTAACAACAGTTAAACCACCTGGAGTTACTCTAACTCTACCTATTACTCCATCATCTGTTACAAGTAATGGTGGGTCAATTGCTTTTGCCCATGCCTTTAATCCTATTTCTACTGCTTTGTTTAATGTTTTAATATCTGGCAATGCATTGTAACTTGGACTTCTTCCAAATACTTCTCCTGTTGCTTTTGACCATCTTGGCACTAAATATGGAAACTCATTATAACCACCTGTTCTTACAACCATTTGGTCATCTTCACAAACATGACAAGAATGAAAAGGTAACTTTGTTCCTTTTTCTCCTGTACCTCTTTCATAATCTTCTGTGGGTTCTACTGCATGAATAAAGAAAAATTCTTTATCTGGTTTTTTTTCAACAGCTTCTAATACCTTCTCTCCAAGATTATCTTCTCCGAACTCTTGGATTGCTTGTCGTGCTGTTAATTTATACCTTCTATATAAAGTGTCTACTTTACCATTAATGCTTTCTCTAATATAAAACTCTGAAATATGTAAGGTATTAAAATGTATAGCATCTATATCAAACCCTTTTTTACCTTCTTCTACAAATATTGCTCCAGTACCTATAGAACATAAATCAAGATATAATTCATGGACTTCTGTGTTAAAATTGGTTTCGTTAAACAAATCATACATTTTTTGTGCAGAATCTTCTAACCATAACTGCACATCTCTATCTCTGTTAAGTGAATCTTCTCTTAATTTTAAATGAAACCATTGTAAGGATGGTGAGGTAAGTGTGCCATGTAAACTTGCAGCTAATAAATTATTTGCAGTAATAGCTGTAGAATCAAATAATACTTCGGTTCGTGCTTCACCTTGAGATCGCACAAATGTTATATCTGCTTTTCTTGGCATTACATAATCTAAAATAGTTTGCCAATGATCTTCCCATGTTTGCCTTTCGCCTTCCATGGTAGACATTCTTTTTTTTATGTAATTATAATTTGCCATTAACCACCAAGTATTGTTTTAGAAGTTGGTGCATCATCTGTTACACCTTGACCACCTGTAAGTAATGTACCCATCCTACCTTGACTTTTTGTTCTTACCATTGCTTGTCTTTCTGCTTCTAGTTTTGCTTCTGACTCGGCAACTTTATCATCTACTACTGGATCAGTAGGGGGTGGCATTTGTGGCATTGATTTACCTCCCATAATATTCTCCTTTATATATATTTACATTCATCTCTTAATAACCCATATACTATACCATCAAAGTATTGCATACCTTTTTTTATAACTTTTCTAATTGTGCCTTCTTTTACAAACCCTGCTGACTCAATTAATTTTTTACATCTTTCATTTTCTGGTGTTGTCATAGCTGTTATCCTAACACACTTACACTTAATAAAACAATACTCAAATACTTCTTTTGCAAATGACCTTCTCATAGCTTTCGGATCATCTAATGCAAGATGCATCCAAATGTTATGTCCGTCATAATGTGAAAAGATTGCTCCTCCTATTATTTTATTTTCATCTAGGTATGCAATAAACGAAAACCCATCATTTAAACTATGATGAATATTTGCTCGTGGACTTACAAAATCTAAAACTTGTTTTCTTAATTTATTGTCAGATGAAGAAGTAATCATCTAACTACCTAAAATAGTTCTGCTCGTTCCTGATTCTTCCATTTGACTCATTACTGATCCTTGACCATATCCTGCTCCTCCTAATTTACCTGCAGCTTTTCTTCTTTTTGTTTCTTTTTGAGCTTCGGTTTCTTTTGGTTCTGCTTTTGGTGCAGGTGGTGGTGGTGGAGGTGGTGCTTTTGGTTTAGGTGGTGAAAACACTCGTGCTACAAATCCCATTATGCTTTCCTTTTCTTTTTTTTAGGAAACCCTGCTTTCATATTTGCATATGCTTTAGGGGTAATAGTTGATTTTTTTTTTGAACGAGATATTCCTAATTTTTTTCTTCTATTAATATTTGCATACAATCCAGGTTTTGCCATATTATGCTCTCTTTCTTTTTTTTAATTTTTTAAAATCTGCACCAGTAATTTTATTACGAGGAGATGCAGTTCTTGCAATTTTCATTTGTTTTGCAGATAACTTTTTTCCAGGCATTATTTCTTTCCTTTCAACATTTTTTCTAATGTTGCAGCTTGTGCTGCATGAGATTTAGATGCTTTTTTTAATCCAGATATTACTTTCCGTACTGTTGTTTTGTTCATTTCTTTTTTTTCATTGGTTTCTTCATTTTCATTTTTTTAGCAGGTCTACCTACTTTTGATCCGTATGTTCCTTTACCCATTGGCATAATTACTCTCCTTTTAAAATAAGTTAAATTCAGAGTCAGATTCTATTTGCATAGGTTCAGTATTTCGCACCCTTGCTTTTCGTAATGACATAACTGCATAACGCAATGCAGAAATTACATCATCATTCATAGGAACTATTTTACCTTCTTTTCTATGATACATTCTTAACTCCTCCATGAGCTTACCTTGATTTTCAAAAATTTTCAATCTTTTTGTTTGAAATCGTGTAAGCATCTCCATTACCCCTGCTTCTACACTATTACCCCCACTTCCTTCTTTCATTCCTGTTTGGGGTGGATTAGTAAAATGTTCTCGTAATAAATTAACTCCTTCTTCTCTATATTGCACAGCTAGACTTTTACCACTTCCTTTATCTGCTTGTCTGCCATCCATAGGATATACAACTGGAATCCAAAATCCTCTGGACTTTATTGCTGATGCATGAACAGGTACAGTTTCTTGTCGCATAGCATAACTATCATACACATATACAATATCACTATCTCTATCCCATGCCACCCATACACACGCAGTTGGATGATCCCACCCAAAATCTATAGCACATATGCGTGGAAAATAATCTGGTATTTCAAAATGCTCACATACAATATCATCTTCTGCAATCGGAAAAACAAGACCAGACCCCAATTGTGGTATTCCCATCTCTCTCATTTTTCTTTCATGGGGTGGTAATGCTGAAAGTATTTGATTCCGAATATCTTTTGTCATATGAGGTGCATCATCCCATGTTGCTTGTATTAACTCTTGACCTGTTTTTAAATTATTAACAAACTGTGCTACTGTTTCTGTCATGCCTTGCTCTGGAGTAAAAGTCATATAAACAATTCCTCCTTTATCAGCAGTACGAGTTAATGCTTGAGAGTAAATACTTTGTGGGGGTTCTTCATCTAACCAAATAACATCTAAGGATTCACCCATCCATTTTTCTTTACCCATTTCATATGCCTTAAAACCAATACGAGAATATCCACCACTTGTATGTTTTATGACTACCGAGTTAAACGCATTAGGCACTCCAGGTTTTCTTACAGTTTCTCCAATGAGTTTTAAAGGAATACTTCCCATACCTTTTGCACTCGGATCATCTGGTTGTCCACATAATTCTTTTTGACATACATCTCGTGTGGTTTCATTTGATACTCCTCCTACCCAACATCTAACAGGTCTATAAAATTTTTTACCTGTCCACCATTCTGGATAGAGTCCTGTACAATGATATGCCATTTCCATTGCACCACTAAATGATTTACCCACCCTATTTCCTGCCATTAATAATCGTTGGGATGCTAAACTTCCATGAAATTTTTTTTGATACTCATAAGGATTGTAACTATTCATTAAATTTGTTTTTTGACGAAACTCTAATTCTTTAGCAATCTCAACTGCTCGTGCTAAATTGCTCATTACTTTTTAGATATATGATTAAAGAGTTCATCTACTAAATCACTTTTATGAAATCGTCTATCTAATTCAAGACCATACTTCCGACCCAAAGTTTCTAATTCTTTTTTTGTCATAATTTGTAAATGCGTTCTTTTTAAAATTTTTTTTGGTTTTGGTTTAAATAAGTTTTTAATAAAATTTAACATAGAATCTCCTTTGGTTAGTCGTAATATTTATGATAGATAGATTTTAAAAATCGTTTTGTAAATGCCTTAATAAAACTTTTTAAATAATATTTACCAATGCGTATTGGAATTAATAACGGAGTCATCAAGACATCAAACAAGAGCAATAATGCATCTACACTAAAATCAATTGCATTATCAGCATTAGAAAATCGTTGTTTTAACTTTTGAAACATTTTTATAACTAAAAATTAAAACCATAGAAATGTATATGCTGCAACATATCAAATGTTATCTCACCTAAATGTAAAATAATTTCAAATATTATTAATACTAAAATCCATTTATTAATTGTCATTATCTTCTTTCACTTTAAAAAAATCATCACTATGAACCATGACCCAAAA